TCTGGAAATTCCACGCGAGCGGTACGGAGTTTTGTGTTGCAAACTTTCCCTATTCGCAATAAATCCCTAAACATTGCCGCCGTTTCTTTATCCATTCAATACCCCAATATCCCTCTAATTTCCACGCTTGTATTATACCCCGATGATTTGCTCCACTCGTGCGTAACTTCTTCTAAGCTCCAAACAACNCTATCCCATATTCCAAAACCTTCTAATTCTATATTCATTCCTGCGAATAAATCGGGTCGCCCCATAAAACTTAAAGAGCCTTGCATCATTTGCATATTTTCATTTCGCAACGCCGCTTTCGCCACCGCTTCCGCTTCTGCTAGACTTTTGCAGCGTTTGTTTATTTTTAAAACATTGCCGACTTCGGGGTCTTTGATTTCCGGTTCTTTGTCCTTAGGCTCGGAAGGGGAAATTTTTACAGACATAGGAAGCCTAGTTTGCGCCTCGCCCTTGCGGTCGCCTTGAATCCAAGTATCATATTTATCTTTTTCCTTTTTCTCCTTTTTTTTGCCGCCCTTAACCCCGCTCACTCCGTCCGGGTAAAATAAATAAGTAAGCATTTCGGTTGTTTCGGGGTCTAAAAACATAACCTCGCAGGCCGCGTATATTCCCGAACTATTCGCGTTTAGGTCGTACGACTGAACGCCATCGCCCGACATTCTTATTTTTTTCTCCGGCTTCTTTTTGTCAAATTCCGCAGCGTTGAAAATAACAAACCATTCATTAGTAATTTTGAATGTTAATCCAGCATACTCGCAAATTTTACGCAAACAAGATAAATCACTTTCGCTCTTTTGCTCCCACCTTTCAATTATCGGGTTGTAATCCGAATACCATTTCAATTCAAAACCATTTATTAAAGCTAAATCTCCTGCAATAGTTTTAATACTCACGTTTTCCCAAGCGATAGTATTTTCCTGCCACCTTACCCCGCTTGTTATTCCAACCGAAACACCGGAAACGCTGAATGTGCTTGGAAGCCCCGAACTTCTTAAATCGTCTATCTCAAACTTGCCGCAATTCCTTTTTAAAAAATCCCCTTGATTAAACCAATCGGTCACGCTTATTTCCGCTGCAAATTTCGCACCGCGCTTGGGAAACCAGCCATTGCGCCAAAGCCCCTCCACATCTTGAAACACAACGCTTATTTCGTCCATTTTGTCAGAACTTGCCCTATCCACATATTTAAATGATTCTACAAAAATCCCGACTTCTTTTGAAATATCCTTGCTCTCATATTTTAGTTGCAAATTGAATTTACGCGCTCCCATTTTAACTATCCTCCCAAGGCGGGCGCGGCTGGTTCGTTTTGCCCTTCGGAGTTGGGGGAATAATCAATTTCAAACCTGCGGGCAAATAAAGCATTTCCATATATGCGGGGTTTGCCTCCAAAACTATATATGCGAGCTTTTCGGAGCCGTAAATATCTAGCGCGAGTTTATCCCACGTGTCGCCTTGCGTTGTTTCGTATTCCCAAACTATCACGCCATAGCCACCCGCGAGGCATTATGCTCCCGCTCTTTAATCCAGCGTTCAAATTGACCCTTTGCATTATTCAACGCCTCGCTAATTGCCGCTTTTATATCTACTGCATTACCGCCCCCATTAACGGTAATGTTCGGGGAAAATGTAAAATTAGATGTGTTTGTATTCGCTTTTGAATTGTTGTAATTATTGGTTATTTTTGAAAGTTGCTCTATAGGCTGGGATTCCTTTGGTTCCTGCGGCGCGTTGCGCATTGGCTCTACCATAGGCGCGGCCTGTTGAATTGGCTGCAACTGCGGTGCTACCTGCTGCATTATTTCCATAGCCCTGCTTGGTTTTGAAAGCGGAACGATAGCCTCCGGGCCATCTTCCCCAACCATTGCAAATTGTGGCTTCGTAACTATCCCGCCATCGGCAAATGGCATAATGCCACTAACCGCGTTTTTAATGCCACCTACGGCATTTTTAATGGGCGCGGGTATCAAATTACCAACCGCCTCTTTAACCGCCCCTGCCGCCCCTAATATGCCGTTTAATATGCCGTCTATAAGCCCCTTAATCCAGCTTTTGCCTATCCCTAGCAAATCTATACCAAAAATGGCATTTATCGCATCGTTTAAAAGCGCGGCGGGGTGGAACTCTTTTATTATTTGAACTATTCCGTTTAAAAATCCATCGCTGAACGCGGCTTTTATATTGTCTATTTTTTCGGAGAAAAACCCGACAATGCCACCAAAAATATCTTTAATGAAATCAATAGCCTCCCAAAAGGTTTCTACTACTGAATCCCACGCGGAACTAGCTACATCTACTATTGAATCCCAAACGCTGCCCCAAAATACACCCATTTCTGCCCACGTTTCTTTTACCCAAGCGGTAACAGAATCCCAATTCTTCCAAAGCAAAACCAAGCCAGCTATTGCCGCTGCGATTCCTACAACTATCCAAGTTATAGGGTTTGCAAATAATGCTGCTGCAAATCCCCACGCCGCTGTGGTTGCGCCAACTAAAGTAGTTCCGAATGANAATAGTCCGCTTATCGCTGTTTTAATTGCCGATTTGCCAAATCCCCAAACCGCCAAACCCGCTGCTTTGGCCGCGCCGCTAACCGCTTTGAGGTTGCCAATTATCGTGCCGAATTTCATAGCTGTAAGCAATGGCGCAACCGCACCGAGTGCTTTTACGAAATGAATAGTCGCGCCCGCCGCTTGAAATGTATGCCCTACAAGTTTTAGCATACTGAGCATACTGTACGCTTTTGCGGTTTTCTTTACCGTTGATTCCCACCCTCCCATTGATTGCGCTATTCCGTCTATTGCCTTTGCAAAGCTCACAATGGAATCCTTCGCTCCTATCAAAAATTCTTTTATCTCTGGAATATGATTTTTAAATTTCTCAATAATTTCTGCCGCCTTTAATCCTATCCATTCTCTATTTGCCACTATCCATTCCGTAAATACTTTATTCAATTCCGTAAGCGGCGCGTGTAAATGCTTTCCGACAACTATTCCCACGCCTTTCAATGCCCCTTTTAAAGTTGTCATTGAATCCATAAATCCGGTCGCCCGCATACCTTCCTCGTCATTAAAACGATTCCTAATTTTTCTGCTTCACTTCGGAGTTTATTTATTTTCGCGCTCCCTTGCTCCATTAGCGGCACCATTTCCGAACCGCTTTTTCCAAATAATGCCATCGCTAAATCGGCTTTGTAAATCCCCTCTGGCATTTTTGCAAACATATCCGAGGCTTCCAAAAAAATCTGATTCGTGCTTTTTAATTTACCCCCAGCATCATAAATATTAACGCCCGCACGTTTAAAGGCTAGTTGCGCCTCTTTGTTCCCTTGAACCGCGTGGGAAATGTTTATATTCAATTTTTTTAGCGATGTGGATAATGTTTCTTGTGAAACGTTGCTAAGTTCAGCGGCGTACGCTAATTTGCTGTATTCTTGCGTTGTCATTCCTATTTTTTTTGCCGCCTTTACTGCATCATCGCCAAATTTTGCGGTCGCGGCAGAAAGTCCATAAACTGCCGCGCCCGCTGCCATTCCTACCTTCGCTATGGTCTTTACCGGGCCTAGAATATCGTTTGCAACCTTGCCCCAAGCCGCGCTCATATTTGCCGAGGCTTTATTGAAATCCTGCATTTTTTCTTTAAGCTCATTCAACGCTTTATTTCTCGCTGCCTTATCTTGGAATCCCTGCATTTCGGCATCTAGTTTTTTNACTTCGGCAATNGCTTTATTTAATGAAGGGTCTAGCTGCGCTCCAACTTGAAACGCTAAACTCATTATTTTCTTCATATCAGCCATTGGAATTTCTCTCGCTCTTTAAAACGTCTGTGACTACTTTCGCCCAGTCCTCTAATCTGTCAATAGGCAGTTCCAAAAAAGAATTTATCGGGGTGTATGTTGCTCGCGACAGGCGAACTACAGCCTCCATTAAAGCCCTTTCATTTTTGAAACCGCACCTAGTAAAAAAGTTTGCGCCGCCACAGTTAGCGCGGTGCAATCCTCAAAGGAAAATTCGCGCAATTCGTTATATGTTATCCCTGCCGCTCGTGCCACAAAGTGCATAAGGTAAGTTTTTGAAAACTCATTCATTAGAGAATTTGGGGAGGTTGAACCCGGGAGCGCGGCGATTTGCTCCATATCCTTTCCTTTCAATTTGAAATTCAAGTGGAGTTCTGTATAGGTTTTATCCGCTACTGTAGCTGGCTCTATCAATTTATAGTATTTCAAATTTTTTAAATCAAAATTGGATTCTAAAATTTCGTCAGGCGTTGAAATTTTTTTTTCCTCTTTTGGTTCTGCTTTTGGCGTTTCTTCGGGTAAAGAATTTTCGGACTTTTCTTCGCTCATATATCCTCCTATGAATTATCTGCCTATGAGTTTTTTTACATTTGAGAGTACATCTTTACCATTAACTCTATAGATGTAATTAAAAATATCTATTTCAAGAATTTCCTTGCCATCGTAAATTTCCTTGAAATAAACTATGTTAAATTCCGTTTCGCGGTTTTGTAATTGCGCAACTCCCGTTGTCCCGGGCTTAATGCTTTTTGGCATAGCCTTCCAAACGATTTTATGCTGCTTCTCAATTATTTTACTAGCATCTGTATTTTGAACGGCTATCCAAAATTCTAAATGGTGGTATTCTTGGCTTAGTATTTTCGCGGCATCTTCCGAGACTGTGCGAAATTTTAAAGTGCCTGTCATATCTTGAACGTGACCAGTAACGGGCACCGATGTTGTGCCAGATATTCCCGCGCCCTCTACATCAACAGTTTTCGCTGCTATATCCGGCTGGGTTACTTCTACGGTTCCTAATAGGGTTCTGCCGTCAAGATATACCGCGTAGTCTATTTGTGTTTCCGATGTTACTCCCATAAATCCTCCTATCCGAATAGAGCCTGTAAAAATGAGGGGTCGTATTCAAGCAAAAATTCCATATCCTCATTTGGCGGTGCCAACCCAATCGGAATATGAAATTTGATTATTCCGTTCATTATGTCCAGCAAATTATTTTCGCTTTCTCTAAATTCTATGCGCCCGCCTAGTATCACGCCTAGAGCTTGCATAGAGTTTAGATTTATTTGCTCGCTGCTGAGAACCGTTTGAACCTGCCGCAGATTTATCGGGAAATCTATTTTTTGAATCCAAGTTAAAATTAGCTGGTTGCTGTACCAAGCAAAAAAGCGGCGGTGCGTTAAGAAATTGTCTTTCGGGTCTGTGACTGCGGGGAATGCAGCGGTTCTATTTCCCCATAGTTTCCAGCCCCCTACAAAATTAAGCGCGGTTGTTATGCCGTTAGCATTTAAATAATTAGCTTGCGTTAAACTTAATGATACTTCTTTATCATTTACAATCATTGCCTGCATTTGTAAATTTTTGTTAGATGGGCTTGCAAACGGAATGCCATTATTTTGTCCATCTACATCNGCTAATAACCCAGCAACGTATGTGCTTAAATGTAAAAGGCGGTCGCCAAATTTCGGTCTGCCCCAGCAAAGAAATAAATCCTTTGAAACTAGGCTATTATCGTTTTTATATTTTGGAACCTTAGTGTAATGCGTGGCGCGGCTTGTAGGAATATCTGCAATAGCCATTCCTGCATTGAAAACGCTATTTATATTTTGCGTTTTAATTGCCAATATAGCTGCAACGCTTGGGTCTTCGCTAAATATGGGNGCAATTAGAACGGTTGGAATTATTCTGGAATTTGGGAACGCAATTTCAACTAATTCTAGGCCTGTTGTTTTTTCTGTGGAAATATCAAAGCCGCCTATTACATCGGCGGTCGTTACCATTTCGGGGGCTGCGCGGGTATAGCTTGTTGTTATATTCGCGCCCGGCGTTAGTAATGCGTTGGACAAAGAACTTCCGTCAATTACTGTAATAATTCCCAAATCCTTATTTAATCTGTAATCGGTTCCCTCTACAAAATTTGTAGAGCCGTTTGAGGTTAATACGAAATTTCCCATTATGTCGGAATTTGCCAAAATTGCTTGAATAATTCCCTCATTATTCACAAAATTGACACGCTCGCTAGATACATTCTTTTTATGTATTTCGGGGTCAAACAAATTCACGAAAAAAACAGGAGCCGATTTATGCAGCACAAAATGAATAAATGCGGTTTCACTAAGCCCCCATTTTTCAAAATCGTCTCTCGCGTGGTCTATACCCATATATCTAGCGGCTTCTTCGGGTGTGAAAAATAAAGCAACGCTTCCCGGTAAAACATCTTCTCTTTGCTCTGGAGTAAGTCTATGAATGGGGGCGCAGCCCCACGCCATTGTTACTGCACTCGGTACATTCGCGGGAGGAATTAGGGCGGTCGGAACTTGCGAGGTTCTTACACCGTGGAAAAATTGTGCCATAATTATTTACCTCTCTTTCTAGTTTTACGTTCAATATAACCCCTTGAAACTTTCATTTTTGTAGAGGATAAATCAGAATCCCTATTCATTAGTTCGGTCATTGCTTTTGGGGCATCGCCAATAGGAATAAACAGCTTTGCAAAATCCGAATCCTTTTCCATTCGTTCTTTTACATTATCGGGTAATCCGTTGGAGTATATTGCCCCATACTGAATTTGAAAATCGCCTTCAACCATTGCCGGGCCAATATATATAACTGCCTTTGTTTCAACCTGCGGAGCGGTTGGGCGTGGCGGCGTGGAATGAGACTTGTCTTTTTTGGATTCTTCGCTCATAATTTCTCCTCTGCATCTATGGTTCCAATGGGGCGCGGAAATTTCAACGCCTCCGATTCAAATGTTGCTGTAACGGCTGCGCCGTAAAATGGGTGGTCTTGCAGGCCTGCCTCATAAACTCCCTGCTCTTTAGTTAGTCCTACCTTCCATTCAATTTCTTTATGTATTGTGAAAAAATTATTGTTCCAGAAACGTTTTGAAACTAGGGTTTGCAAAACTCCGTCAATCATATTTGTTATGAGATTATATCCNGCTTCCGTCTCGCTTGATTCTTCGTCAGTCCAAACGCAACATACAAGTCCAATTCTTATCTCGTGTACGTCTGCATTCGTTCCNTTTTTCTTTCCCTGCGTACCTTCCCAAGGGCGCACTATGATAAATGGCGGCTTATCGCTCTTTATGGATTTTTTAGGCGGTAAATGCCCTATTACTATATTAGGGGCTGTGAATTTTTTAGAATTATTTTCGGAATTATTTTCATTAGGAACTGGAAATGATTTACTTTCAAAAAAAATTTCTAGTTCTTTTTGTATATCTTTCAATAATAGAAATGTGGCCGCGCTCATTTTGCCCCCATAGCTGCAAGGCGTTTATCGCATTCCTTAATAAATTCATTTTCAAATACTTCTTGGGTAAATTCCTGCAATAACTTTGGGGCATCGGTTAATTTAGATTTTGACATAGACGCAAAACTAGCTGAGGACAAGTGTCTTGTCGCCTCGCGTATTATTCCGTCTTTCGTCTTTATTTTTTTCCCTCTAATTCTTTCATAAATTCCAACGCTCCTTCCTGTCATATTTGAAATAAATGAATGTCTAAATTTATGTGACGTGCCTCTAATACTAACAGTAACTCCACCAGAAGTTTTACCGCCCATTATATCTCTACGGCTTACACTTTCAAAACCTAAAAGTGGAATTTTATTACCTCTTAAATATAGCTCTGCTGATGTCCTTCCTTTTTCTGCTGAGGCTTTTAGTATTCGCGATTCTTTTATTCTTTCATTTCCTTTTTCTACTTGCCATTTTAGAGGGACAATTTTTTTAGATTTTGACTGTAATGCTCCGGTAGCTCTGTAAATGGCAAGTTCTAAAACTTCTTGAAACATTTTTGGTGCTTGCTGTAAAAATAATTTAACAGAATTATTCTCTGCGAGCTTTGAGGTTATTTGTATCACGCCACCCTCCGCTCTAGAAAAATAATTAAATGCTCTGGAGGTTTTTGCACATCGGAAACAATCCATTCTTTGCTGTCAAGTATGATTTCCTCGGTTATTTCGGGGACTTCTATGTCCTTTACATTGCATATAATTTGAGTTTTCTGTAGTGTAACTCCCTCTGCTGCGCTTTTATCGTTGTTTGAAACGGCTTCAACTATTTTTATCTTCTTTCCGTTCCAATCGCAAATACGAGCAAATTCACCAGCGTTTAGAAACGTGGTTTCAAAATCCGTGGCAACTTGCTCTTTGAAACTCATTCATCGCCTTCTTTGGGTTTATTTTCTATGTACAAATTAAGCAAATCTTGCTTTGACATATTGCTCTTATGAGGCACTCCCAATAAGTCCAATTCTGCCCGCAGTTCGTCCATAGTCATTCGCTCTATGTTGCGAGGGTCTTTTAATCCTGTGCTACCGCTAGGGGGAGGATTTTGGCCCGGAGGTGGGTTTGTGGAAGGGGGAGGATTTTTTGGGGGTTCTGCATCGCCTACAATTTCCGCAACTTTCAAGGAAACCAAACGTGCTGCATTAGATTCCGAAACTTCTAGCGATTCGCCCGCCTTGCAATTTTTGCCATTATGTTTAATGACTTCTGTTAATTTTACAATTTTCACGCCGCCCCCATAACGTCCGCGACTAGGAACGCATCTACTTGGTATATGTTTGGCATAGGCGCGGATTCAAGTTGAATAAAACGCGCGGAGCCATTGTCTTTTAACCACGAGGAAGGGAATCTGTTTGTTGCGTTCAGTGAGTTTAAATTTTGTATCATACCATAATGATACTCGCAACGTGCCTGTGTAGAGCCTAACAAAACTTTTCCATTTGGCATAAGGGGAATTTCTAAACCCGTCTCTTCATCTTCGTACCATTCTTCATAAATGTAAAGTGATACTACTCCAGAAGGCAGCATTAACTCTCCAATGTAACTAACTCCCTCTGGTAAATTTTTCGGGTCAATCATTCCCATTTCGTATCGTCTTATATCCAGACGTTTTTGGGCTTTTGCATTATCAATAATAGCCCAAGCAACATCACTACTCACAATGCAATGCGTGGGTTGTATTCCGCAACGCTGAACTATCATTCTGCGCCAGTCGTCTATATCTTTCATTGGGTCGGAGGTGCTTGTATTATTCCACGCGCTAGAGCCGGATAGAACAATTTTATTTTCACCCACTTTATATCCGAAATCTACTTGTGCGTTCCAGCCTTTACCTTTTACGGTAACCTTTCCTGTCAAAAGAGCCTCTGCACACATCTTTTCTTCAAGTCTTACAATGCGGTCGTCAAGTTCCGCTAAATCCTCGCCAGCTATTATACCTGCCCGCTCGCGTGGTTCCATTGGTTGAAATGGAACTTCTCCCGGTAAGCGAATTTGNGTGTCNTGTGGGCGTAAAATTCGCATTTCTTTTGTGTAAGCTGGCTTTGTATTTTTTGTATCGTAACCAGAACGCTCTACAACAACGCCATCGTGAATCGGATTAACGACTGCCGCGATTTTTCTTTTTCCTTTTACTATATCAAAAGAAACGCTTTCCGTTGTGTGGAAAGTATTATGCCTAAAAAACGTTTTGTGGAAAAACTGCTTTGGCGTGGGTTTCTGTTTGAGTGCTGCTGCCAATTTTTGCGGCGTGTATAAATCTGGAAAATCCATAGTCCCTCCTACGTAAATGATTCCTTAAAGAAAATTGAGTTTTTGCGGGCTGCCACCAAATGAGTTTCCCACGTATCTGTGCCACCGAAAATTAGTTTGCCTCGGATAAATTCACCGGACAGGTAGGCAATGCCTACCGCCGCTGAATCTGTGGCATTCACATCTTCCATTAGCACACAATAGGGTTCCTGCGAGCCGTCATTAGCCGCGCTATTAACTAACTTGTATTCGCCTGTGGTTCCTACTCGCCCAAGAACGCTGCCTTGTTTCAAGTTTTGCCCTGTCGCGAGCGTTACTGCTTCCGTTGATGTTGGAAAATCTCCGGCGAGAATTTCCCGCCATTCCATACTTCCAACTGAATTTACGCCTAATCTTTCCATTGTTCTAACCCCTTTGCAAGTGCATTTACATCTGAATTGAAATTATCGGTATCAGTATTAACTGAACTCGTAACATTTCCAACATCTGTTTTGTCAGAGTTGTAATTTGTTGCAAATGTTCTTCCTGCCTCGTTGTCTGCCTGAATAATTTTGTATGCTAATTGCTCGGCGGTGCAGGGATTTGTGAATTTTGCTTCCTTGATTAAATCGCTATGCCCAGTTATATTCATCGCCTCAATAGCTTTTATGCGGTCGCGTTCTTGGTTAGAACCTTTCAAAATTAATGCGTTGTATAAATCGGGATTTGATGCAAGTAGTTTAGCTTCATCGGAAACATTAAAGCTGGGGGTGGATTTTACACCGCCCCCAGCTTCTCCGTCTTTTAAGGAGGTTTCAATTTTATTATTTTCTAGTTTTTTACTAGAAAAATTATTATCCTCTTTTTGAGGGTTTGCAGTTTCTTTTTTTTCTCCACTCATTATGCTATCTCCGCTTTTAGGTAAAGATATAAATTTTAAATCTGCTATTGCACTCGCTAGACTGCCTATACTATCGCAAGCCCGATGTTTCTCGGCTTCGCTGGCGATTATCAAACCGCCTTCACCAAAATTTTCTATAACATTTTTTTCGCTTACCGCCCTATTTCTTGCAACAACTGAAATAAAAACTCCCGCAAGTGCATCTAATTCTTTTTGTAAAACNGCCTTGCCTTTTTCCGTTGANTAATCTAAACGTTTGTTTGGGCTTTGGCTTGAAACAAATTCGTAATCTTTTATTCCTGCCCTTTTATCCATTTCACTATAATCCC